CATGGTATTGTAAACCATAAGATTCTAATTGGTGAACGTTGACATCTTTATCATTAAATGATCCATCGTTAAATTCTTTCTTTAATTTAGACCACATTTTAATCTCACGCATTCTATGTCTTGCAACTTTTTCCATAGATGCTTTACCAAATCTACATTCATCTAAATCTATTTGATATTTAGTTCTTTTGTAGTCATCTTCTTCTGTTTCAATTTTCTTTTCTAACCAAGTTATCTTTGCTTCGTTTCTTCTATAATCAAATGACAAAGCCATAAGATTATCTAAATAACTAGATTGTTCTCTTACACACTGCCAATACTTTGATGCTTTAGTTGGGTATCTATTATCTTGTAACACAGAAAACCTTGCCTCTGTTTCTGTTCGAAACATTTGTTTCTTGGTCCATGTATCACGAAGCTCGTCTACCATACCTTTAAATGA